GAGTTATCGAACGCAGTGCAAGCCTCACTCGATGAGACAGCGCAAACCTCGCTTAATAACGGGATGATGCAATCATGGCGCGCCCTTCGTGGTGTTCGTATTGCGTTAAAGCGTGATGTGGATGAGCGTGTATTGTTGCTCCCAGAGGTGCGCGAGATTAAGCCGTATGTGACCATTCCGGTTGCATTGCTGGCGTATCAAGAAACAGGCTCTACAGAGAGTCGCGATGGCATTATCAAGCGCAACAAGCTACGCCATCCCTCTTTTGTGATGCAAGGTGAAACGGTAGAGATTGCGGTGGTGAAAAATGGCTGAGGTTTATTTATTGGTTAATGGCGTTCGCTATAACGGCTGGACAGAAGTCAGCGTCTCGCGCTCATTGATTAACCTTGCAGGTGAGTTTGATTTAAGTCTTACGCGCACATGGAGCGAAGCTGCGCCTATGACGATTAACCCTGGTATGCCTTGCGTGGTGATGATTGACCACACGACGGTGATATCAGGCCACATCGATGACTTTATCCCCACGTACAGCTCGAAAGAAGTGAAAATTCAAATAACAGGGCGTGATAAGACGGGCGACTTGGTGGATTGCGCGGCCGTGTACAAAGGCAGTCAGTGGACAAACGTAACCTTTACGCAGATTGCTCGCGACTTGTGCGCCCCTTTTGGTATTAACGTTATCGATTCTGTCAGCCAGCAAACTATCGCGCCTTATTTGCTCGATGCGGCGATTGATGAGCGCGTACTCTTTGCCTCTTGGCGTATCGAGCAAGGCGAAACCGTTGAAGACAACCTAAGACGCGCTGCTCGCCAGAAAAGCGCATTAATTACCTCTAACGCTCAAGGTAACTTATTAATAACCGCGCCAAGTCAAAAGGTGCTATCGACCAAGTTAACCCTTGGCGGCAATATCTTGGCCGCCGCGGGCCGTTTTTCTTGGCGCAACCGTCATGACACTTACATGATTAAGGGCGCAGGTTATACAGGCGGCGATATGGATGATTCACCGAGTGCTGACAACATCGGCAGAGCGATGTTAATTCGTGACCCAGAGGTAAACCGTCACCGCCCTAAAATTGTGCTCTCTGAGGATGCCTTCACCGCCGAAGGGGCCACTCTTCGCGGTCAGTGGCAAAAGACTCGCGATGTGGGTTCATCCACACAGACCCAAATTACCGTGGCGGGTTGGTATCATGATGGACAAGAGCTATGGAGAGAAAACGTGTTGGTTAAAATTGAAGATGAATATCAAAACCTCAATGCAACGTGGCTGATTGTCGCGGTTCGTTTTGTTGCAGGTGATAACGGCCAACTAACACAATTAACCCTCATGCCGAGCGATGCGCTGAGTATTGAGCCGCCAGCGAGTACCATGCTATGGTAGAGTTTGCTCAAATCGCCAATAAGCTGCTTACCCCAGTGAAGCGCCGTATGCAGCTCATGGTAGATAGAGCGATAGTGACCACGGTCAACAACTCGCTCACTCGCCAGAACTTGCAACTCATCGCACTAGAGGGCGAAACACCCAACAACGTGGAACGCTTTGTTAACTACGGCAGTATTTCTTATCCACCGGATGGCTCTGAGGCTATCGTGGTGTGTCCTGGTGCAAATCGTGATGCCATGGTGGCCGTTGCGGTTGACCATAAGACAACCAGACCACAAGGTGGTGAGCAAGGTGATTCCGGCCTGTACCATCTTGAGGGCCATTTGTTTATTTTGACCAAAGATGGCTTATTCAATCTATCAGGAAAGAAATTGAATCTCACCCTAGAGACGGAAGTGGTTATAACTACACCAAAGCACACTATTAACGCTGATGAGACAATCTTCAACGGGAAAGTAGTGGTCAATGGTGGTATGGAAAGCCAGTCGCTTAAATCGGGTGATATCAACGCAACCAAGACGCTCAAAGTAGCCAGCGTCGATGTAGGCAAGCACTCGCATTTAGACGCAGAAGACCGTCCAACCAAGGCCCCTACTGCCCCATAAAGGGCAAGTATGAGCGCAAAACTCACCTGGCATACAGACCATTCAGATATTGAACTGGGCTCCTCTGGTATCAAGCAAGATGACTCGTGGTTAACACTGGTCATCTTGATGCTTTTTACTGACCGTCGCGCACTAGACGATGACGAGTTACCTGGTCGAACAAAAGACCGCAGAGGTTGGCCTGGTGACACCTACTTTCCCTACCCAATAGGCAGCCGCTTATGGCTGCTTCACCGTGAAAAGATTGTCCCTCGCGTTTTGTTTGATGCAAAAGATTACGCACAAGAAGCGCTAGAGCCTCTTGTGCTTGAGGGGTACGCCAGGAGCGTATTCGTTGAGGTTAGCGTCTGGAATAAAGATTGGATGCGCTTTGATATCCGCATCGTAAAACCTGACGACAACACAATGAGCTACGCCATTAGTCAATTATGGGAGGCGCAACTTCATGCCTTATAGCACGCCATCGTTATCATCACTTATCGCACAAGGCGAAGGTGACATTGATTTTTATCTACAAGGCAGTCAAGCGCGATTGCCTTTTAGTATTGAGCGCAGCCTAAACTTTGCAAACTCGGCCATGATGAAAGATGCCTACGACCACCAAGAGTGGATTGCGCGTCAAATCATCCCAACCAAGAACTCAGACGACGAGTGGATAGTTAAGCACGCAGAGCGTCGCGGCGTTATCCGTAAAAAGTCCAGTGCAAGCATTGGCCCTGTATCGATTAGCGTTAACCCAGGCACGCAGGTGCTGCTAGGTCAGCGTTTTCAACGCGGCGATGGCGTCATATTCACAGCGCAAAATGCAGTCACCGAGCAAGACGGCCAAGTGACGCTTAGCGTTAAAGCACAAAGCAGTGGTAAAGCAACCAACTGCGAAAGCGGCGTCGAACTCACCCCTATGTCTAACATCGTGGGCGCAAAGGGGAATGCAATTGTTGGTAAGGATGGTCTTCGAGGCGGCGCTGATATCGAATCTATCAGCGATTTGTTGTATCGCTTGCAGCTTAAGATGCGTAACCCACCACAAGGTGGTGCGCTGTTTGACTATGAACAATGGGCGCTTGAAGTGCCAGGCGTAACGCGTGCGTGGGCAAATAACGCATGGCAAGGGCGTGGCACTATCGGCCTAACGTTTGTGAACGATAACGAAGTCGATATCTTACCCTCAAACGAACAACTAGACGGGGTAAAAAACTATTGCATCGAGCACCAAGATCCCGCCACAGGTGTGCGTATTGGTATGCCCGCAGGCCCTGAACTTGTGCCATACGCCTTAACGCTTAAGGTGATAGCTCTGCGCATTCAGGTTGCGCCAGATACACTAGAAACCCGTAAGGCAGTTACGGCCTCTCTTAAAGCGTTAGAAGTGCGTGAAGTGCGCCCAAACGGTACGCTCTTGATTAGTGATATCAGGCAGGCAATAAAAACGGCGGCAAGCGTTCGTGACTATACGTGCAACATAACGGAAGACCAAACCAGCAAGCGAGATGAGCTTTTAACTTTCGGGGCTATCACATGGCTATGACGCATGAAGATTATCATCGCAGTCATTTGCTATTGCAGCCTCAAGGCGCTGCATGGTCAAAAGAATCCGGTGGCTTATATAGCCTCTCTCTTGCGCTAACAAAGCCCTTTCATCGATTAGATGAATCCGGTGACGCATTAATGGGAGAGTTCACACCAGAAACCAGTACGCAGCTCTTGGATGAATATGAGAAAGCGTTCGGGCTGCCTGAATGCAGTCAGCTATCAGAGCAAACCATTCAAGCGCGCAGAGATGCGCTATATGCAAAAGATACTCACGAAGGCGGATTGTCCGCAATCGCATTAGAAGAGCTCTGCGCTGAATATGGTTTTGATGTAAGCATTACCATTACACACCGCCATCATTGCTTGCGTAGCTGCATCTATCCTATCTATCCAGACGAGCGACACTTTTATATCACAGCGCACGTCAAATCGACGCCAGTCACTCGTATGAGCGTGCTGGATAATTGTTTAACGCCCTTGGTCACTATTGATGAGTTGGCCGTCACCTGCATCTTAGATAAGTACGTGCTTGGTGGTTGGGAAGTGATTTATATCTTTGCTGAGGAATAGTTATGCATCCTTTACAAAATGGTACGCAAGCTGAAGTTGCGCCATCACCTAAACCCAAGAAAGGTGAGCCTGGGTATTTTACCGAAAGCGGTGAGAGCGGCTTACCTAGTATTCCGGGGGCTGATTGGTTTAATGCGGTTATTAAAGAGTTTCAGAACGCACTTACAGCAAATGGCGTAGCGTTTAATCCTGATAACTTTGACCACCTTCAAAAGTTATTCGCTGCTAATGGTGATCAGTTTGCGCCATATCGAGCTGATAGAGTCTATCGCTATGGTGAAGTGTGCAGCACCATCGTTAATGGTCAGATTAAATTTTGGCAGTGGTATTCCAATACTGAATCGCTTGCAGGAAAAGATCCTCTAAATGAAGCTAATCGCCGTCCTGGTTGGTCTGATACAGCTAAGTCGTGGTACTGGTCTCCATTCAACGGTTCACGTCCTGGTGAGACGGTTTGGTGGGGAGGGTCTGAACTTCCCGAAGATGTCATTTTGGATAATGAGCAGGAATTGCCTGTCGTTGTCTACCATCGATTAGCTGTTGCTAGACCTGATTTAGTTTCTGGTGGCGTTATTAGAATGAAGCCAGCTAGTGGGCGATACTTACGTGCCGCTAATGGCTCAAATTATATTGCAGGTGAAATCCATGGTGATGCGATCCGAAACATTACCGCTTCAATCAGTGCGCTGAACGCAACCAATGTAGGGCAATCCCCATATGGAGCCTTTTATCTCGATAATTATAACAATACTGGAACAATGAGAACGCCACAAGGTTCGGCATATAATGGATTCCTGACCTTGGCATTTGATACCTCAAGAATTGTTCCTGTAGCCAATCAAAATCAACCCGTCACATTAATAGAATGGAAAGGAGTAGCAATATAATGATTGAGCACTATTTTTTGTGGGATAAAGAAACATTCATTGTTAATCACGCTGCTATCTCAGTTTTTAATGGCTCGATGATGACTGAGCACCCAGCAACAGCATTAACTGTCAAACCGTTACCAGCAAAAGCAAATAACGTGGTGGTGGTTTGTGATATTGATGAGCGCGGAAAACCACACGGTACGAAGTATTTGGAAGACCATAGAGGGAAAACAATTTGGCTGAAATCTGATTGTAATCAATCAAAGCAAGTCGGCGAACTAGGCCCTATAGGGGATGGTTGGACTCTTTTGAAGCCCGAAACACCGTATGATGAATGGATTAACGATGCGTGGGTAACGAATATCAGTAATCAGTACATAGCTGAGTATGACAAGGTTGATACCACTCGGCGTTATTTATACTCACAGATAAGTGACCCTCTTTATTTTGAGTCTGGCAGAGAAGAGCGCCAAGGGAATCACGATATAGCTCAAGCATTAGAAAGCCAAGCCGATGCAGCAGTCGAAAAAATAAAAGCAGAAAACCCTTGGCCCAAAAATCCATAAACAACGCAAAAACAAATGAAAGGGTGTTTACTTAATGCCCTTTGTTTTATTTGTTTTAACTTGTGTTTCAAATGATTTTCCGCGCCACA